ACAATAAGTAATATGGAGAAAATAGAAAAAGCAGAAGGAAGGGAAATAGAGTTTCTAGACTGTTCTATGAGTGGATTGGTAGACTTGGCTGATGATATAGAAGGGCTAACACAAGACCAGCCATTATACTTTAGAATATTTAATACTGGAGGTTCAGACTTAGTTGTTGCATATAGTCCCCAAAAGATAGAAATAGAAGATGTTATAGAGGCATACTTGAGAGAAAACTATTATGACGAGTATGAGGCAATAGAGGCAGAAAGGCAAATATTGATGAAAGAAAATAATTTTAGTAATAAGTAATATGGAGAAGAAAGAATTAGGAGAAAGATTGTCAGACCTAAAACTTTTAAAAGGTGTTTATAGGTTCAAGTTTGACGATTTAATTGATTTCATACTTGACGAACTAGACAAAGCAAGGGAAGAGGGGATAAAAGAGGGTGCTAAAGAAATGTTTGAGGAGTTAGAACTTTTTCCAATTCCTAAAGATTATCTAAAAGTGTTTTTATCTAACTTAAAAAACAACAAATAAAATGAAAAGTATATTTGTATTATTATTCTTAGTAGCCATAAATATAGGAAATGCAACTGAAACGAATATGATATCTGAGAAGATAATACCTAAAAAGGTTGTAGTAAAAGAAATAGAAAAGGAGACGAAAGAAGAGGTTAACCCAATAAAAGAATTCACTAAAAGTTATAGAGGCTCTAGAATAGATGATGAATACTTCGCTCTTTTAGACAAATACTGTTCTGAGGAAGCTCTCAAAACGGTTGTAGCAATTAGTGTAGCAGAAAGTGGTATGGGTAGGGATGTAAATAGAGAAAGCAACTTCTTTGGCTGGTTTAAGAACGGAAATGAAAACTATGACCCTGATAAGGGAACTATGGCTAAAGAAATATGTAATGGAATAGAGAAGAGTTATTTGGGAATTGGAAACGATATGGGAAAAGTTAAAGATTACGTAGGATATATAAGTGAAGATTGGCTATACAACTATAGATGGGCATACAATAAATTAAATTAAATAAACAAAATGGAAAACAAAGAAGCAAAGTTTAGGGATATATTAGCACTTCCTTTTATAATGATTGCTTATATATTTATAATTATTGGTTTATCAATAGGTGGAAAATTTACTGCAATACAGATATTAAAGATTTCAAAAAAAATAATGTCTGTAGAGAAAAAGTAATTTAATTTAAATAATAATGCAATGAAAAAGTTAAAGGTATCTAATAAAAGATTAAGATTTACCTTAGAGGAAAGAAAAGCTATAGAAGATGTCTTTTGTTCGTGCATAGGGGCTGGTTTAGAATTAGATGATATAGCACAAAGTGCAAGAGATAAAAACTGGAAGGTTCTGATTAAACACTTAAATTAAGCAATAAAACTATGTTAGTTAAAACAAATATAGAAAAAATTAAAGAGGAAGAAGCAGAAAAGGAAAGAGCCGAAGATAGGGAGCTTTACTGGAAAGGGTATAGCGACGCTTTAATGGTAATGATTAAATTATTAATTAAAAATAAATAATGAATAGGGTAGGTATCCAAGTATGTAAGGGGACAGTTAAGTTAAGAAGCTGGGTGGCACAATGGTGAAAGCCGTGCAAGGGTTTATATTGTATGTATCCTGATAACACCGTTGAGAGTGAAATTCTCTCCCTACCCATTAGTTAAATTATGATAATACTAAAATGCTTAATCTGTTAGTAGAGTTAAAAAATTATAATAGGAGAGTAGACAATTCTGTTTCTTTAAGGTTTGATACTTTGTATGAAATGAAATCACAGGATATTGCTGAAATCGACAGTCATAGAGGAGATGTTGGTATTGTTGTTTTATCTGATACACCAATAGGAAATGATATACCTGATTTTGATGTAAACGAAATAATAGAGAATATGCCTGAAAACGACGCAATAGCCAATTATAAAAGTCCTAGCAAGAGATTTAGAGATATACTCTGGGTAGTTCATAGGAGTGATTTAGGAAGAGAGCCAACTAAAGAGGAATTCGCAGATTTTTATAAAAGAACCTATGATAGACTTTGTCAACATTATAAAGAAAAGATTAAAGATTAAATATGATATAATATTGTATGGAAAAGAAAATGTATAATGCAAAAGACATCTCAAGAATGACAGGGATTAAGTATATAACTGTCTATACTAGGATGAACTCTAAATATGCTAAACAACGTTGGGGAGTTAAAACGGAGATATTGCCTGACGGAAAGGTTAGGAAATATGTGCCTAAGGATAAGATTTACTTATGGTTAGAAAACAGAAATTTTGCGAGGAGACCTACTAATAAAGAACTTCAAAATTATAAAAAGTCAAAGAATGAGAAGTAAATGGTTTAAAAGAAATTTAGCGTATGGTTCAAAAGCAGAAAAGAAGGCTGTTGAGATTTTAAGACCTCAATATCAAGGTGTTAGGAGAATTGCTGATAAGTATAAGGGAACTTTTAAAGAGTATGATTTAATTGACGATGTAGGTAATACGTTTGAGGTTAAAGTCGACGCTACTAGCAAAAAGACTGGAAATATTGCTATAGAGCATAAAAGTTATGGGAAATTATCAGGTATAGCAAGTACAAAAGCTAAGTATTGGTTTCAGTTTTTTTATTGTGAAGGTTGGGCGTATACCGTATGTGAAGTTGAAGACCTAAGGGATTTGATTATTTTAAATAATTATCATTCGGTTAATGGGGGCGAAGATATGCAAAGTGAAATGTATCTTATCCCTATTATAGATTTCGTTGAAAAGTTTGGGTATAATATAATATAAAACTAGACAGGCTATACCTTTTTTGTAATAATGAAGAGTTTAATATAATTTAATATTTTTTTTGCGATGAAGAAACCATCTAAAAAAACTGTGTTCACTACACAAATAATAACGGTGATTGCTCTTTATATTTCTTTTCAAATCTTTTCAGATATATTAGCAATTAAAGTTGCCTCTTTATTCGGAATAGCGTTCCCAGCAGCAATAATTATTTATCCTTTTACGTTCACATTAAGGGATATGGTTCATAAGACGCTTGGTAAAAAGAATACTAAGAAAGTTGTAATATTAGCTGGGATACTTAATCTTTTAATGGTGGCGTTGTTTCAGTTGGCAATTTGGTTACCTCCTGCAGAAACTTGGGGAATACAGAATGAGTTTTCTATGGTTTTGGGTTCGGTGTGGAGAATAGTAATAGCGTCTATATTGGCAGAAATAGTTAGTCAGTTAGTAGACACAGAAGTTTACTCTTTTTATGTTAATAAGATTACTAAAAAGTATCAATGGGGAAGAGTTTTATTTTCTAATTTAATATCAGCTCCAATCGATTCGGTATTGTTTATATTTTTAGCGTTTTATGGAACACAACCAATGACGGTTATTTGGAGTATGATTGGAGTTCAGATAGTAATGAAATGGATAATGGCAGTTGTATCTATACCTGGAATTTATTTGGTGAAGGACAAAGAAGCAGTTGAAATGTAGGAAAATATAAAATGAAGATTTATTTGGGTGGTATATCTACTTGTCCAGAGGTAACAAAATATGGTGGAAGATATTTGGAAAGTTATTTATACTTCAAAAACAAAGAAAAGAGTATTAGCGAACTTGTTAATGAGTGGAATATAAAAGATTTTTTCTTGGATAGTGGTGCATTTAGTGCTTTTACACTTGGTGAAAAAATAGATATTAAGGAATATGGAAAAACAATTTTAGCCAATCAAACTGTAATCACTCAGGCTGCAAACCTTGATGTTATAGGAAACCCTGAAGAAACTTATAAAAACTGGTTGTTATTAAAGGAAATGGGTTGTGATGTTTTACCAGTTATACATTATGGAGTAGATAAAAAATGGTTTGACATATACTTGAAAGAACATAAGGTTAAATATCTTGCATTAGGTGGTTTGGTTCCGTATGTTAAAAAAAGGACAAAGATTAAAAAGTGGTTGGATTATTGTTTTTTTATATTAAAAAACTATCCTACGGTAAAAATTCATTTATTTGGAGTAACGACTAATTGGATATTACAAAGATATCCTATATATAGTTGTGATAGTATATCTTGGTTGTATGCACAAAAAAGTGGGCGAATTGTTGTATTTGATAAAGGAAATATAAAACCTCATAATATGACAAATATATTGTCTAAGACAAATAGTTATAAAAAAAATGACATTAAAAATGCATTAGCATATATGAAATATGAAAAGTATCTAACTAAACTCTGGGAAAAAAGAGGTATAAAATGGAACTAAAATGTGTTAACATAGAGTAGAAGTAATTTTAACTATTATAAAAATGAATGAAATAAAAGGGCGAGATATAATAGTGAATATTGATAAAGTAAAAGCTAATACCTGGAACCCTAAGGAGAGTATAGAGGAAAATGAAGAGAATAAAGAGAAGTATGAAGAAATTAAAAAAGAGATTGAAAAGAAGGGTTTATTTGAGGCAATTACTGTAAGAGAGTTAGGAGATAAATATGAAATATTAGATGGATATCATAGATGGTTAGCGTGCAAGGAGTTAGGATTTAGTAAAATAAGAGTTAATACATTAGGAGAGATTAGCGACGAATTAGCAAGGGCAATAACAGTTATAAAAGAGCAGAAGAAAATCCCTATAAGCGAATTAAAAGTAGCAGAGATTGTAAATTGGTATTTAGAAAAAGGAGTAAAGAAAGGGAATATAATGAGTTTGTTAGGATATAATGAAAATACTTTAGAAGAATATTCTAGTCTATTTAATTTTGACTGGGAAGAATATAAAGTTGAGTTTGGAGGTGGGGTGGAGGATGAGGAAGGAATTGTTGAAGAGGAAAATCTTTTAGGAGATAGAAGATTGATAATCAAGGTCTTAGAAGAAGACTATAATAAAATAAAACAAAGATACGAGGAGTTAGGTAAAAAGAAATTTGTTGGGAGGATAGTTAATATTTAATCTATTAAATACTATGGGTAAAAACGAGGGTAAAAACGAGCCAGTAGCACCAGGAAAACAGTTCACTTCTGAATACCAGCCAAGTCCAGAAGCAAAAAAGAAGGGTTGGGAAAGAAGGAGAGTTAAGCAAGAAATAATGGACTTAATAACAGAACTGAGAAACTTATCTATGAAGGAGTTATTAGATTTGATTGAAGACATTAAAAATAACCCAGACAGGCATACAGTGTTAGAAGCTAAAATGGTTCAATATCTTAAAGAGGATAAGTTTACAGTTGACTTTCTTGACAGGAATGTAGGTAAAGCGCCCACAGAAATAAAAGGTGAAATTAAAGCGTTTACGGTTAATGATATGAGAAAGTTATTTAATAAAAACCCTGACAGTAAACCTGAGGAATATAAGGAAGATGAATGAAAACTTTAATAATGATTTACTCTACAATTTTAGTATTAAGAATAAGAATGCTGAAAAGGTTTTATTTACTCCCAATAAGGCACAGTTAGATTATTTAAAACGCAGAACAGGTAGAGATTATATACTAAAAGCAAGACAATTAGGATTTACTACTTTAGAACAGTTGAGAAAGTTAAAGAGGGTTTTGCTTGAGGAAAATATTACAGTTGTTACTGTCGCACAAAAGAAAAGTAAAGCACAAGAAATATTTACTATTGTAAAGTTTGCTTGGGACAATTTGCCAGAAGAGTTTAAAGAAGCGTATAAAGTAAAGTATGACAATGTTAGAGAGTTAGACTTTGGTATGAATGCGAGTAAATATTATGTAGATATAGACTTGCGTTCTGGTACTGTTCAAGATTTGCATATCTCGGAATTGGCATATATTAAAGATATAGAGAGTTTATTTTCATCGTCACTTGAGGCTGTCCCTAAGAGTGGAACTATTGCTATTGAAACAACAGCCAATGGATTAAACAGGGCGTATGATTTATGGAGGGAGGCAGTAGAAGGTAAAAATGAGTTTACTCCCCATTTTTATAATTGGACTTGGGATGAAGGCTATTTTGAAACACCACCAGAAGATAGTAAGTGGAAAGAAGAGTATAAATTATTAGCTAAGAAATACAATCTAATTTACGATATACAGAATAAACATCAATTATCGGACAAACAATTTTATTGGTATTTTTTAAAAGCAAGAAGATTAAAGGAGAGAACGAAACAAGAGTATCCTACTATCTCAGAGGAGGCATTTCTATCTTCTGCAATAAGTGTATTTGATTTATTCAAGGTTAGTCAATTAAAGGCGGGAAATGTAATCAGAACAGAAAAGGGTGTAAAAATATATCAAGAACCCAAGAAAGACCATAAATATATTATTGGAATTGATACAGCAGAAGGGCTTGGTGGTGATTATACAGCCTTGCATATTTGGGATGTAACGGATAATTCTAATCTAATAGAGGTTGCCAGTCTTGTTGACCCTAATATAAGACCAGACCAGACGGCACAGGTAACTATTGATTTAGGGAATGAATATAATGAGGCGTTTGTTATTCCAGAGAGAAACGGTTCAGGGTTAACTACTGTATTAAAACTAAAAGAAAAAGGATATAAAAATCTATTTGTTAATAGGCAGATAGACAAAAAGACCCAGAAGCAGAAAAACGAATACGGTTGGAGGACACAAAGCTCTAATAGGGATTTAATGATAGATGATTTTATAGAGTTTTTTGAAAATGATAACTTAACTATTAATTCGCAAGAGTTAATACAGCAGATGAAAACATTTGTTAGAAAAAGTAACGGGAAAAGGGAACACGATGAAGGGTATCACGATGACAGTTTGTTTGCTAGCTTCTTAGTAGTTCAAGGAATTAAGTTTTATAGGGACAATGAATATAAGTTTTATGACAGAAGTAGATTAGGGATATAGACTAGACCGATTAGATATGCTAGCATAGTAATATATAACTTTTAAGTAAGTTAAAATGTTTACAGTAGATAAAAATACGGAGCTTAATAAGGATTTAGTAGAAGAGGCTATTAAATACAATAATAGGGAAAGAGAACGATATACAAAATTAAAAAACTATTATTTGGGTAAACATGACATTCTCAATAGGAAAAAACCATTAGGTTCAAAGAATACTAAAGTTGTTACTAATCACGCAAAGTATATTACGGATATAAATGTAGGGTTTCTATTAGGTAATCCAGTAACGTATAAAGTATTAGATGATAGTATTAAGATAGATGATATTTTAGTTGAATATGACCAGCAAACAATATCTGATTTAGATACGGAGTTAGAGTATAAGCTTTCTAAGCTTGGTAAAGCATACGAATTAATTTATAACGACGGAAACAGCGTTAGAAGTAAAGACATTGACCCTAGAAACGCTATTTGTATTTATGATAATACTGTTGAGCATAATAAATTATTTGGGATTGTATATCAGTTAAAAAGCTCTACATTACAGAGAGGTTTAGAAGATTTGACCATATATTCAGATAGGGAGGTATGGAGAAATTGTATTACTAAAAATGGAGAGATTGCTATTGGTGAAAGTGAAGTACATGCATTTGGAAAAGTACCGTTAGTAGAATTTAGAAACAATTCTGAAGGGCAAGGAGATTATGAGCAGGTTATACCTTTAATTAACGCTTATAATATCTTACAGTCGGATAGAATAAATGATAAACAGCAATTAGTTGAGGCAATTCTTTTAGGTTATGGTATTGAATTAACCCCCGAACAGAGGGAAGATTTACAGAATAGTAGAATGATATTTGGTTTACCTCCTAAGGGGGAGGCAGTTATAGATTATTTATCAAAGAGTTTAGATGAAAGTCAAATAGATATTTTGAGAAAAAATATAGAAGACGATATACATAAAATATCACTTACGCCCAATATGAGCGATGAAAATTTTGTAGGGAATTCAAGTGGAGTAGCAATCGCTTATAAGCTATTACCTTTTATGCTAAATCTAAAAAATAAGGAAAGGCTTTTTGAAAAAGGTTTAATGGAAAGACTTGAGTTATATAACAACTATTTACAGAGTATTAGTAAGGGAACAAAACTAGAGATTTATAAAGTTGACGCAGTCTTTAAGAGAACCTTACCACAGAACTTATTAGAAATTAGTCAAATAGTTAATAATCTAAGAGGAATTGTAGATGACGAAACCTTAGTATCCCAGATACCGTTTGTAGAAAATCCTAAAGATAGTATTGAAAAAGCGAAAGAGGAAGGACTTAATAGGTTTGTGGAAACTACCTCAGGATTTGGAACAGGTGAGCCGAATGAAGCCGAATAAGTTAATCTTCAGGGTAAATGAGTAATTACTGGCTTGAAAGAACAAAAGGTCGTTTAGATTATGCAGAGGTTGTTGGTAAAGGTGCTATGGAAGATATCCTGCCCATATATGAACAGGCGTTGAGAAATATTAATAAGGAAATTAATAAACTATATTCAAAGTATGCTACCGAGGCTGGACTTGACGTTAGAGAACTTACAGAGATTTTGAGTGGAGCAGAAAGAAGTCGTTTTCTTGTTGACATTAGAAATAAAATGCTTAAATTAGGGTTTGATTTAGGTGATGTTTATGACCCTCGTTATATAGGAAGAATTACTAGACTTGAAGCAATAAAGCAGCAGATATATTGGGAAATACAGCAAATAGCACCACAGGAAGAGGCTATAAGTGAAAGTGCTTATAAAAAAATTATAGAGGAAAGTTACAAATCAAGTAGGACTGATATTAGAAAACATTTAGGAAAGGATTATAGAGCTTTTGCACAGATAGACGATACTGTTGCGTATCATATTTTAAGAGAGAACTGGAAAGGTGGAAATTATTCTACAAGAATATGGGCGAATAATGCTAGGTTAAATATTAAGATACAGGATGTTTTACCTAAGGTGATTGGTGGTGGTTTAGTTAGTGGTATATCACAAGAGAAAATGGCTAGGCAAATTAGAGATTATTTTGACGTTGGAAGGTATAATGCAATGCGATTGGTTAGGACTGAAACGAATTATTTTACCAATCAGGCGGAATTACAAAGTTATGTTGATGAAGGGATAGAATATTATAGGTATGAAGCAATTTTAGATGAGAGGACTTCAGATATCTGCAGGAGGACAAATGGAAAAGTCTTTAAAGTTACTGAGGCAGAAGTGGGAGTTAACTACCCACCCTTACACCCTAATTGTCGTTCAGATACTACGTTAGTTTTTTCTGGAGAGGCAAAGGAAGAAAAGGTATGGAACAAGACTGAATGGCTACAAGAAACAAAAGAACAAGAAGAGCCAGAACCAACCAATGTAGAAGAAGCGTATCGTGAAGTTTTAGAAGCTCAGAAAACAGGTTATGAAGCTGAACATAGAGAACCGTTTGAAACTACATCGTAGGGGCTTCTTAGTGGCAATCTACGGCACTTATTCTATGTGGGGATATATTTATACCTCTTTAGTAGAAGGTATTGACTAAAGTTCTGGGATATGCAATCATATGGTGTATGAACCCGACGGGGGTTAAACGGATTAAATTGAGTTGAGGACAATTATGTCTGAAGACAAAAAAAACACTCAAGATACTAAAACTCCAGAGGTATCTGATAAAGAGGTAAAAACGGAGGAGGTTTCATTTACAGAGGAACAGCAAGAGAAAATAAATGAGTTAATGACTGCAAGACTTACTCGTGCTGAAGAACAGTGGAAGGAAAAGCTAGAAAAACTACAAAAAGAAGCCGAAGAACGAGTAGCGAAAGCGAAAGAGGAGGGCGAAAAACTAGCAAAACTTTCTGCTGAAGAAAAAGAAAAGGAGCTACTTAAAAAACAACAAAAGGAAGCTGAAGAAAGAGAGAAGCTACTGGCTCGCAGAGAAAATAAGTTGGATGCTATTGAATTATTCTCTAGTAAAGAAGTTCCGATAGATTTAGTAGACTATATAGTAACTACTGATAAAGAGGAAACGCTTAAAAATGCTGAGAAGTTCATAGAGGAATACAAGAAATCTGTTGAGAAGTCGGTTGCTTTGAAACTTCAAGGAGAGCCTCCTAAAGATGTTACTGATAAAGGAACTCCTGCCACTGGATTGAAACCTGCTTATTAAAATATTTAATTTAAGCAGATAATAAAATGGCAAGGACAAATGCAAGTCTTATTGTTCAAGACGATGGAACTACACCACAAGTTTTGTCTGAAGTGTATGGAGGAGTATTAGACAACTACTCCCAGTTGGCCTTATCAGCCCTAGTAAAAAACAATCAATGGTCAGGCGACCCACAGAGTGGTTCTGTTGAGTTTGACAGGATTGTTAATACTGCTGTTGAGGACTACAACCCAAGTGCCACTGATAAAAAGTTTGAGATAGAAAAGGTAACCGTTAATCTGAATACTAGGAAAATGATTAGAGAAAGAGCTAATCAATGGGACTTAGACGAATACGGTATTGACGGTATATTAGAGCGAAAAGCTGATATGTACACCCAGTCAATGATTGCTTTTGCTGACAAGGCATTTTTCACTCAAGCTGAAGCTGAAGGTGAGGAGGTTGTGTTAACTGAAACTACCGATATTGGTAAACTTGATGAGTTAATCAGAAAGATTACCGATGCAGAAACAAGTTATGCTGATGGAGTAGATGAGAGTTTAATTCATGTGTTCCTTAAATCAGCAACTTGGGATAAGGTAAAATCAGCAATTACTCAATTACCTAACCCAGCTGAAGGTGGAGTTACACTTTATGATTACAATGGTGTAAATGTTCATAGAAACTCTAGACAAACAAAAGACGCAATCATAATGGTTGCAGGAGCAGGTGCAATGCCGATAGCTCCGATTGGAACAGCCGTAGATAAAATCCCGGGAACTGTTGAGTATTACATCGGACTATACTTTAAGTATGGTGTCAAGATGATAATGCCTGAACTAGTGAAATGGGCAAGTTTTACTACAGCTAGTGCATAAAGTTAAGTTTTAACTAATGAGCGATGGACGAGATAAGAGCAAGTATAAAGGAAGCTGTAATTTTAATCAGTCCTGAATTAGAGGCTGACCCTTTGCTTGACTTGGTTTTAGATGAAGTTGTGGATAGGGTTTTGATTTATACTAATAGAGAGCAGTTAATTCGTGATTATGAAGAAGATGTTGTTGATTATCCGATTACGAATAAGGCAGACACTACCGAAACATATTACGAGTTCTGGAAAAATTATAGGTCATACCCTATTCCTTCTAGTCTTTACAAACCGATAGCAAGGGTAATAGTTAATCTAATAAAAACTTATAAAGCCAATTTAGAGGGTAGAGAGGTTAAGTCAATAAGTGATTTAAGTCAATCTATTACATTTGGCGACGAGGCTCAAAGTTATTTAGCTTCATTAGACGATGCTCAAGTTTTTATGTCCATTCGCTCTTTACTAAATAAGTTTAGAATACCTACTATCGTTGAAAGTACCGAACGGAATGAAACAAAATATCTCTAGTTATTTTTACGATAAAACCCTAACAGAGTATTCTGTTGAGGAAACCGTAGATGATGAAGGGTTTGTAACAGGAAGTGGAACAGCCACAGGTGATGAGTTTTTAGGTAATGTTAGTTTTGACAACCTAGAGCAAGTCCGTGAGGCATACGGTATTGATGAAAAAATAGACATTAGAATATCTACTCATGAGGATAAACCTTTAGGAACGATAGTTGGGTATGATGGTGTTCTTTACAAAATAGTTGGGAAAATACCTAGTGATAGTCATAATTTATTACTTGGAACTAAATGGTCACAGAAGTCTTAAACCTAGATGAAACAATAAAAAAGTTTGATAAAATGGGCAAGGTTGATGTTAAGCCTTATATTCAAGAGGCAACCCAGAAGGTTCAAAGGACAGCTAAAAAGAAGTGTCGTAAAGATACTGGGCATTTGGCAAGGAATATTTATAGAAAGACTGAAAGAATTGGAAATACTGTTATTGGGTCAGTTTATAACCCTGTGGAGTATGCTCCTTATATAGAGTTTGGGGTTGCAGATAGTGTTACTATCCGACCTGTAAAAGCGAAGGCGTTACATTGGAAGGATAAGAAGACTAAAGAGGATATTTTTGCTAAGAAGGTTGTAATACCTCCTAGAAAAGCTCAACCTTTTATGAAACCTGCTTTAGATTATCACAAGGAGGAAATAAAGAAAGGGCTTGAAGACTATATAGGTAAAGAATTATTAAAGGCAATAAAATGATAGTTTTATAAAAACAAAATGATGTACGAACCGAAAAAAGATGTATATACAATTTTAAGTGGAATAGAAGGTGTAACTGTATATCAGGAACGCCCAGAGATTATTAAGACATTGCCTTGTATAACTTTTAATATTGGTAGTAATGTACCTGAATATGTTTTAGAAAGGGAAATAGGACTACAAAATATTGAAGTTGTAATAGATATTTGGGCAGAAACGAGTAAACAAAGTGGTTCGTTGTTAGCTACTTTGCAGGATACCATGTTAGAGAACGATTATCGTTTAACCTTTAATATGGATTTACCTGAAGATGATTTACATCATATAACAACGAGATTTAATTTAATTAGATAAGAATATGGCAGAGAGAAGTATAGGAACAACTCTTATAAAGAAAATGTCAGGCTCTGAAACAGAGGACCTAGTAATTGGTTCTTTAACTAGTATTGGTAGAATTGGTGTAGAAAATGAAGAGATTGATGTTACTACGCTAGACAGTGCAGATGGCTATAAAAAGTTTATAGCTGGCTTTAAAGACGCTGGTGAATTACCACTTGCTGGTATAATTGAAGATGAAGCCGATATTGTAGCAATGAAAGGACTTGCCGATAGCCAGTCAACTGAAAGTTGGGAAATTAACTTCCCTTCTGGAAGCAAATGGGCTTTCGATGGCTTTATGAAATTGTTTGAGGAAGCAGAAAATACTCCTGACGGAGTAAGAAACTTTAATGCCACAATCAGGATATCAGGTAAACCTGTATATACTGGTGGTAGTGCAAGTGCATAAGAATTAGGGCAGTTAAGCCCTGCCCTGTTCTTTTTAATTTAATTTAAGATATATAAGAATGGAATTAAAGTATACGCCTAAAATAATAAATGAAATTGAGGTTGCTAACGGAAATAAATCTTTTACAGTTCTTTTAGGAGATGTTAGGTTAAAAATGCTAGCAATGTGGATTAAGAAAGGTATGGGATTAAAAACCGACGAGGAAGCATTTGATAAAATGACAGAGTACCTTAAAGAACACTCTATTGAAGATTTACTAATAGAAATCTACGAAGCTCTACAAGCTAGTGGGTTCTTAGATAGGAGTAAAAATATTAGAGAATTAGTTAATGGAGCTAAAGAAGATTTAGAAGAAGGAAAAAAAGTCAATATCCCGCAAACCCTATAAGATTTGGTAAAATGTGGGAGGAAGGTGAAAAATTAGCAATAACAGTAGGAGTTTTAGACTTAGACAAATACTGGGAAATGCAACCTATAAAGTTTGAGAAATATATAGAAGCGTATATTGAGAGAAAGGAAAGAGAAGCACAAGAGATTGATGTTGCGAATTACAATTTAGGTAAATATATAGCGTATGCTGTAAATGACCCTAAGAAATATCCTAAGAAACCGTTCTTATATAAGGAAGAGGTCAAAGGTCAAATGACCCCTGAAGAAATGGAAAAAATGGCGAAGGAAAATACAGCTAAATTAGGTGGAGATATTGAATGACAAAAGCAGAAATAGCACAATTAGAGGTTATAATTGGGGCTAATGCTGACCAATTAAGGAAAGAACTCGCTAGTGCCACAAAAGAATTAAACTCGCTAGGAAAAACGAGTAATTCAATGGTTAAAAAGAAGCTAGTTCCTTCTTTAATTGCTGGACAGATAGGTGCTAATTTACTTACTAAAGCTATAAGTGGAACTGTAAGAGGAATTACAGGACTTGCTAAACAGATTATTACTCAAGGTGGTGCGTTTGCTCGTATCAGTATTGCTACTGAAACAGTTGCCAAAAACCTAGGTATAACAGCAGAGGAGGTTGATAATCTTAGAATATCTTTAGCAGAAGCTAATACATATGGTACTGCAGCAGAAAAGGTTATCCGTTCATTAGCGATGACTGGATTATTTCAAATGGCAGAAGGTTTAGAAGCTGTTGACGCTAGGAGTGGAGATGTTCAAACTGGTGTTAGTGCTTTAGTTTTAACTATGAAGGACTTAGCAGCCTCAGCTGGGGTAGATAGCGTTGAAGGTATTGAAATGTTAACAAGATTTATTCAGGGTAACACAGAAGCTGTGCAGAGAGGTATTTTACAGATAGGAAACTTGGGAACAGAGTATAGACAATATGCTCAGGAGTTAGGTAAAACCAGAACAGAATTAACAGCACAAGAGGAAGCTCAAGCTAGAATGAATATTATAATGAGAGAGGGTGCTAAGGCGTTTGGTGCTTATGCACAGACTTATACAAGCTCAGGGAAAATGATATCTTCTATAAGTGAGGCTTGGTTAAGTGCTATTCAGATTTTAGGTGGTTATTTAGAACCCATATTTGCAGCAGCTTCATCTGCAGTTTTGACATTTGTTAATAATGTAAGGGTTTTCTTAATTGAAAACGAAGACACATTTAGACAATGGGCTGTGAATGTAGCTTCTTATGTAGTTGCTGTTATAAGAGTTTTGGGAGGATTACTGAGTAAGATACCGTTTTTAGGTGATTATATGGGAAACTTAGCAGAGTTTGAGTTCCCTAAACTAGCTATAAATGCAGACAATACGGCAAAGAGTTTCAATAATGTTGCTGGTAGTATGGATAATACTTCCAAGAGTGCTAAGGCTCTTAAAAAAGAACTTTCGGGACTAGCTGGTTTTGATGTTATGAATGTTCTTAAACCCCCTGAAGGTGAGGTTGGGGCGTTGGGGCTAGATACGGGTGGATTAGAGGTTGGTATAGGGGGTTTGACTTCTGGCTTTTCTGATTTAGAAGGTTTTGCAGAAGAGGTTATGGAGAACGTTAATAAAATACAAAAAGACGTAGAAGAGACTTTTAATGATTTAACAAATATTGTCAAGGTAGCTAGTATTCTATTAGGAATTGTACTTGCTATTAAAACAGCAGTTGCTATTGCTGGAATTATTAGTAGTATTAAATCTTTTGTTGAATTTTTGTTGCCGATTTTAGGAAAGATTTTAACTTTTGTAGGCTCAATAATAGCTACTGGGTCAATAGGACCAATATTAATTGGTTTATTAATTGCAGCACTTATTGGAGGAGCTATACTTGTTATTAAAAATTGGGATGAAGTAAAAGCGTGGTTTGAGGACTTCTTTTATAATTTAGGTATTTGGTGGAATGAAGGAGTTGCAGGTTTGAAATTGGTAACTGAAAATATAATAAATTGGATAAAAGACAGATGGGAAGATTTTGGTAATTGGTGGAATGAGGGTATAGAAGGTTGGAAATTAATTTTTAGAAAATTTGGTGATAGTGTTAAAAATACTTGGAATAATGTTACGGGTTGGATAGGAGATAAATGGAATAATACGGTCAGTTATCTTAGTAGTAAAATTGAAAGATTAAAAAACATCTTTACTAGTCTATGGGATAGAATAAAATCGGGTGCTTCTCAAGCTTGGGAAGGTGTTAAAAGACCGTTTAGTAATTTAGCTACTTTTTTTAGAAATATTTTTAGTAATGCTTGGAGTAAGGTTAAAGACGTCTTTAGTAGAGGTGGAACTGTATTTAGAGGTATAAAAGACGGAATTGCCAATACTTTTAAAGGTGTTGTTAATAGTTTGATTAGAGGAATAAACAATGTGGTTTCAATACCATTTTGGACTATAAATAGAGCGTTGAGTACGATTAGAAATGCTAGTATATTAGGATTAAGACCGTTTAAGTGGTTGCCTTCAGTCTATGTCCCTAGAATACCTTATCTCGCCGAAGGAGGTGTTATAGAAAGTCCTACTGTTGCTATGTTAGGAGAAAGTGGTAAAGAGGCAGTAGTGCCGTTAGAAAGAAATACCGAATGGATAGATGAACTTGCTAAAGCTATTGGAGATAAGGGTGGAAATATGAATTTAACTATTAAACTTGGTGAAAAAGATATTTACAAAGGTTTTATTGATTATGCAAATGAAAGGGCGTTAGCTGGCAATTCTAAATTATTAAGGATTTAATATGGCAATTAGTACTTTATTAAAAATTGATGGTGTTACAGTCCCTAATGTAAAAGGGTATAAGGTAGTTTGGTCAAAACTATGGACTAATGCAGGAAGGACTATGGCTGGAGATTTGAAAGCAGATTTTATTGGTATTTTTCCTTCTATTGAGGTTAATTTTATCTCTATGGGGGCTACTGATTTGAAAAATGTAATTAGTATGTTAAATAAGTCCTTTTTTACTCTTACTTGGTATGACCCTAAGGCACAAGCAGTTCAGTCAGCACAGTATTATGCTGGGGATTTTGATACGCCATTATTTATGCAGGACAAAGAGCTTTATAAAGAGTTTAGTGTAACTTTAGTGCCTGTAAAGAAGTATAGTTAATGTATTAGATAGAAAATATGATAGCAGTATCAAGTGATTTTAAAGAGGCTGTAAAAAATCCAATAAGAAAATTATATGCTAAGTTTGATGATAGCACAGACCCTATTACTTCCGATGATGATATTAGAAATATAAAGTATTCTGTTTTTGGAGATATAGGAAAGGCTATAATGCGTCAAGCAGAGGTTTCTTATTATGGTTCGCATGCTTACACAGACGGAAACCTAAGTTGGGGAGTTTATGTTGCTGATATAATTGATAAAGGAACTTTTACCGTTACCATAGCAGACCCAGCCATATTCACATTGAATGCTCACGGATTAAGTGACGGTAATCGTGTTAAATTATCTACAACAGGAGCTTTACCTACTGGGTTAGAAGTAGATACCTCATATTATGTAATAGGAATTGATGAAAATACTTTTAAATTAGCTACTACTTTTAATAATGCTATGCAGGGTATTGCAATAGCTACTTCAGGTGTACAGTCTGGTGTTCACTCATTAACTTATTATGTTGACGGTATAGGAAGCTCTACTGAAACAATTGATTTAGGAACTTTCTATGTTTACAAAAAATCTGTTAATGTTGAAGAGAAATTAACTACTATTTACTTATACGATAAAATGTATGAGGCGTTGAAACCGTATGATTATATATCCTTATCCTATCCTGTAACCTTAAAGAGTTATTTAGAGGCGATATGTTCTGAATTAGGTTGGACATTAGATACTACTACCTTTCCTAATGATGATATGAGTGTAGAGTATGATTTTTTTGCTTTTCAAGGAAAGACCTTTAGAGATGTTCTTAATCAAATAGCAGAAGCAAGTGGTACTATTATGTATTTTAATGAAAGCGATAAATTGGTATTAAAGTCCGTTGGTGGTAGTGTAGTAGAAACTATTACTGCAGATGATTTGAGAAGTATTGATATGAATAAACA